GAATACTCCGTACGCTCGTAATTACGACGATATGAAGATTCAGGTATTAGACATAGAGTTTTATAGCGTCAATTCAATGAATCACGAGACTCGTATAGATAAACGCGGAAACAAAGTCTTTAAAAAAGTACCAACAGATTACAGAAAACGTCAGAAAAACAAGTACGAGAAAACTCAATACAAGGTGGTATACACTTGTAAGTGGATTATAGGTACTGACTTTATTTTTGACCACGGCCTTAAGACAGATATGAAGCGTCAGAAAGGAGCGATGATGGACACGGAGATGTCTTATCACATTTACTCTCCTGACTTACACAATATGAAGTCTTTAGGAATAATGGAACAATTGATTCCTATTGCCGACAATATTCAGATTGCGTACTATAGACTACAACAGGCTATTGCAGAGGCTCGTCCTAAAGGTATTATGATTGAGATGGGTGCCCTCGAGGATATACCTCTTGGTGCAAGTGGTAATCAATTGACACCGATGGAGGTCATTGACTTGTTTAATAAGAAGGGTGTGTTGGTTTATCGTAAGGTAGACATACAAGGACGCCCTACTAACTATCGTCCAATCGAAGAATTGCAAAACGGGCTTGGCTCTGATGTCCTTAATTATTATCAAATCATTCAGAATAATATTCAGATGATTCGTGATATCACCGGTCTCAATGAGTTTACTGATGGAAGTACCCCTGATGGTCGCGCCCTAACCACAACGGCCAAGTTGGCTGTGGAGAGTACAAACAACTCGCTGTCTTCAATTTCAGAAGCAGAGAAGTTTTTACTAAGCAAACTATGTGGGGCTATTGTATTACGTATTCAAGACGTTCTTGAGAAGGGTGGAAATATAGAGGGTTATCGTAAAGCGTTGGGTTCCAACACTATAGAGTTCTTTAAGGCTAACTCTAATATGAACATACACGAGTATGGCATTCGTATTGAAGACAAGCCTGATAATGAATCTCGCGCACGTGTCCTTGCGTTTATGCAGTCAAACCTACAACAAGGTCTGATTGAAATGGAAGACGCTATATTGATTGAGACAACAGATAATCTTAAGGTGGCTCAACAGATTCTTGCTTATAAAATTCGTAAGCGTAAGGAAGAACTTGAGTCTAAGGCTATGCGTCAACAACAGCAGAATGGACAGATTCAGGTGCAATCTTCACAGGCTGCTGAACAAGCGAAACAACAAACCCTACAAATAAAAATTAAGGGTGAGATGGAAGTCGAGCAATTAAAGGCTCAACTGCAAATGCAGATGAAGCAAATGGAGCACGACTTTGAAGAAAAGATGAGACAGATGAGTAGCCAAGCAGAGGGTATAAAAATGGGAGTAGGTATGAACGTAGAACAAAGCGCCCCTGAAATTTCAGAAGATACCCAAAACTTACAATAAATTAGCAACCACAAACAACCACTATTATTATGTCAGAAGAAGAAATGAATCTATCGGATTTCAGCATTGACGGCGCAGCCCTCGATGGAAGTCCCGTAGATGAAGCCCAAGAGGCTCAGGAATCCGGCCCTGAAATTATTAATGAAGAGCCGAATGCAGAAGCCGAATCGGCTCAAGAAGAAACGTTTGATGATGATGCTGATATTTCAGCAGCGGATTCTTATGAGGGTGAGGTACAATCTGAAGAGGTTGTAGAGGCGAGTGAAGCGCCAATGTTTTCTGAAGAGGAGATGGTTACTTTTAATGAGTCAGTCTCTTCTTTTACTGAAGGTAATTATGAGGACATTGACTCTCTTATTTCTGCACACGACACTCTGTATGACCAAGTCGAAGAACTTAAAGCCCAACTCGAGTCAGGGCAAGGTCTTAATGAAGGTGTTCAGGAACAGGATGATTTCATCAAAGGATTAGTTGAATATTATCAAGAGACAGGTGATGTCTCTGCATATATAGAGGCGAAGAATGTTGATTATACTTCTATGTCTGATTTAGATGTTGTGAGACGCAATATGAGAAATCAGTACTCGGATATGAGTGAGAAGAATTTTGAGCGTTTATTTCGTCGTGAGGTTGTAGATAAGTATCAGTTGGATGCTACTCGCTATGAAGAAGATGAGGTAGAACTTGGGGAGGAACTTCTAAAAACAGAAGCGTCAAAACTAAGAGCAGAACTCATTGAAAATCAATCGCGATTTAAGGCACCTGAGAGAAAGGTTGAATCAACGGAAGACAATGCTGCTCGAATAGAAGAGGCGACAGCCCAATGGAGAGAGTCGGTTATGTCTACTGAAGAAACCCAAAGTATACTCAATGACAAGAGAGTTGTTGTTGATTTTAATGGGGAGCCTTTTGCATACGAAGTTGATAATCCTCAGGATGTTGTTGATATGACCATAGACAACAATAAGTTTTTTCAACTCTTTCAAAACGAAGGGGGTCAAATAGACTACGACAAATGGTATAGAGTTCTGAACTATGCTTCAGACCCGAGTACATTTGAACGTTCTCTTATCTTGCACGGCAAGAACCTTGGTGGGAAAGAAGTTGTAGGTGAGATAAAAAATCCATCTCGACCAACAAAGTCTCGGGGTAATTCTATGGGTGATTCCAAGGAAGACTTCCTGAACGCGGCGTTAAGAGCGATGGGTAAATAATTTTTAAATTAAAAAAAAATGGCTGCATTTGGTGGTGCTAACGCTGTTAGCAAAAGTTATGTTTCGTCAGTGTCTTTCTTAGACCAACGCGAAATCTTAAACAAGTTACTTAACGTAACTAACGAGGATTTATCTTTCCTCGATATTATGGAATTGATGGGACGCTCAGTTGAAACTGCGGTTCCTCAGTATCACACATTCGTGAATCAAGAGTTGTATGGCGGTGCTTTAACAACTAAGGCTTCAGGTGCTTATACGGCAACTGATGGTGCAAACGCGGGAACTCTTGAGTTGTCTGCTGCATCTGACGTTGACCACGTACGTCCGGGTGATTTGATTCAGTTGTCTACAGGTGTTATTGCTTATGTAAAAAGCATTAATAGTGCATACACTATCCTTACTATTACTAAGGTAAGCGATGCTTTGTATTCTTCTGCTGCGACAGAATTAAACGGAATTAAATTAGTAGCATTCTCTAATGCTGCCGGTGAAGGTTCTAATAGCCCAAAGGCTCGTCGTACTAAGCCTGTTAAGCAGAGCAATCAAGTACAAATCTTCAAAGAGAAGTATGTTATTACTGACATTCAGAACGCGTCTAAAATCGAGTTCGATTTCAAAGGTCAGCCTTACTACTTCTTGAAGGGACAGCACGAAGCGTTAACTCGTTTCCGTGGTGATATCGCTTTCTCAATGATGTTTGGTGACGCTTCAACAGCGTTGTTCTCTGATGCTTCTTCTGCTTTAGTAGATGCTGAGGGTAACCCAATTCAAACTACAAAAGGTCTACGTGCTTCTATCGTAGATGGTGGTATCTCTCAAACGACAGATACTTCAGGTAGCGTTGATAACGACGATATGGAAGAGTTGACACGTACGTTGAATCAAAAACGTGCACCACGTGAGTATATGATTTTCACCGGAACAAGCGGTGAGGTTGCATTTGACAACTACTTAAACTCATTGGGTAACACTGATTTGTCTTCTAACGCACGTTTCTCTATTGACGGACGTGATATTGACTTAGGTGTAGACAAGTTCCGTATGTACGGACGTTCTTACGCTAAGAAGTATTTACCGATGCTTGACCACTCTCAAGTGGTTAACTTCACAGGTAGCGCAGGTTTCCAACACGAAGCATACTTCGTGCCTCAGGATACCATTAAGGCTGCCGGTTCAGGTGAGTCTATGGACCGTATGCGTGTTCGCTATATGGCGGGTAACGGAACGGACCTTAAGTACCGCGAAATTATGTTGGGTGGTCTTGCACCAACTCCGACTGACGAGCGTTCGGTACTTGAGTGTCACTACGAATCAGTACAAGGATTGGAAGTACTCGGTGTAGAGCACTTTGCAAAACTTGACATTCAGTCTTAATTGAATTGAATAGTGGGGGTGGGGCATTGCTCCTCCCCCTTTTTTACCACGTAACCAACAAAACAGA